TCTGTAGAGAAACCCCAGGCAAATTGGACTCCTGCCAAGATTCCCGTTGACAGTGCCAAGATCAACAGAACTTCTGCTATGGTTAAATTACGCCGCAGATAAACAACATTAGGTTCTGGCACGGGTTGTTGGTATGTTTGTCTCGGAATTGGCTGAGGACGAGGTGGAGCTTGTGGGGCCTGGGCAATCTGTGGAGGAGGCGTCGGATTTGATTGCGGCTGCATACCACGAGCTGCAATTGCTTGCTGAATCGCAAGATCTCGTGCGCGTGCCTTCAATGCTTCAATGTTTTCAGGATTAAACATAGGTTCTTGAAGGCTCTGTTCATATTGTGGCAGCTCTTGTGCTTGAGCAGGAGTGCTGGAAGGGATTTTTTCTTGCATACTAGACATTTACTTCGTGTATAGATTAGCATTATTAAAAATAAAAAGCGATATGCCAGATGAAATCTCGCGCTGCCTTAAAAAAATCGGAACTGAGCTTGAAAATGTAAACAAAGCATTAAATAGTATTTGGCATAGCCGTTATCAAAACGGAGAGACTGATGTACTAGATCCAAGATGCCACGCCGATGAGTACATCACACTTGAAATATGTGCTAAGAGATTACACGTAACTCCACAAACTATAAGGAATTGGATAAAAATAGGCATGCACAACGAAAATAAGGGATGGAAAGCAGGTATTCATTATGTCAACGTTGCCGGAGACGCAAAGCTTAAAGGATATTTGAGAATTCCCTGGAACAACCTTGTGCAAACTTTTGCAAAAAACCCTGTAGAAAAACAAATTCTCCATAAGGGCATCGGAGGCCGAGAGCTTTATAAAGATATTCCTAAACCTGACGATGATGTTGATCATCCAAAATTATGAGCTATAGATTTTACGGATTCGATATAGACGAGGTTACTGTAGAAAACTATGCAGAGGTGCTGCCTAAATCTTTAGCACGTCAAATAGAAATTTTCTTACCGCCTGAGGGGTCTTTCGCTACGCCCGAGCTCAAGAGATATCTAGAAATTTTAAAAAATTATGAAGAAGAGGATGAGGGTTCAAGTATGACATTGGCAAACAGGTTGCGCATAGCATTTAGAGATTTAGAGCCCGATACAATTTGTGGGAAATTCCCAAAAGCAGAGCTGCCTCTTAAGCGAAGACTGAGATGTGTTGCAGAGTATTTGATTAGATCCTCTGAATTTAAAAAACTTAAAGATGAAAATGGTAAACTCATCAAGAGAAAAGGAGTCTTGGGAAAAATGGTGGTTATCTACCAGCCTCAAACTAAACTCCTCGATTCATTACGTCGTCAAGGTTTAATCCAATGAACAGAAGAGAAAAACTTTTACTTAGTATTTTAGGCAAAGAGCCTGATCTTACTAAGACGAGGATGTTGGACACAACAGTAAAGATAATTCTTGCTGATTTGGGAAAACAATATGTAAAATTCTGGGAGCTTGAAGGTCCCGGCGTGATGTGCTTTCAGCCTGACCAAGAGCGTTCGATGTTTTATATGACACTTAAAGAAGTTCATTCAGCAGAAGAAAGCTGTGAACGTGATGACAACGGTGAACTAGCGGAAACTTTTCGTAAAATTTTAGAGGCAGCACAAAAGATTGATCCTACTGAAAAAGCTGCTTATGTAATTAACGATACAAACGGAATTCGTTATTTTGAAATTTGTTATAACACTACTAGTGAAAATTCTCTGGAAGACGTTGTTCAATGAGACCTTTTATAGAGAACGAAGATTTTGAATTGATATCAAACTATGACCTAGTGCAAAGTGCCCATGCATTATTGGGTGGTATTGACTTAGATGTAGCCAGCTCAGATAAGGCAAACTGTTATGTTTGTGCTGATTCGTACTACACACCATCAATGGATGGTTTAAATGAACAGCCATGGTCAGATAGTATTTATTTATTTCCTCCCGGAGGCACTTACTTTTGGCAGCATAAAATGCAGCGTTGGAAAAAAACACGCTCTGCATCAGTAACCCTTGCTTCGTCGCAAGCTGTATGGTTTAGACGAATGCATCGTGAATGGATGAAAGGAAATATAAAACAAGGACTATTCACGACCAATCATTCTGACATGATTCGTTACGACCAACGTATATTCGATTTTCCAATGTGTGTTTTGAAGCATTGTCCGGTCATGATCAAAAACACAAGCCAAGGAGTAGATGAAAGAAAGCAGACTTCAACGACCATAATCGTTTATATGCCTCCTCACGGCGTGAATACAAAGAACATCGAAAAATTTATCGACATTTATTCTGAAAAGGGCAGAGTTATTTGCTAGGCTTTTCTTTAAGCAATACACAGAATATGACGCTGTTAGCAGACTTTCAAATTCGCGATCTGGCAAACCAAAATAAAATGATCGAACCCTTTGTCGATCATGTGGTGAAAGAGGAAGAAGGTAACAAAATCCTTAGCTATGGACTAGGTTCCTACGGCTATGATATTCGTCTCGATAGTAAAGAGTGTTTCTTATTTGGGGGTCTTCAAGCAGGTGTTTGCGACCCGAAAGATTTTGATGAGTCTATTCTAAAACCCTTGGATCTTCACGTAGATGAAAAGGGTAAATTTTTTATCTTGCCGCCTTACGGTTATTGCCTTGGTGTTGCAAAAGAAAGGCTTAAGCTTCCAAGAGATGTGACAGTAGTTGCAGTAGGTAAGTCAACTTACGCCCGTTCAGGAATACTGGTTAACATCACACCAGCTGAGGCTTGCTGGGAAGGTTATCTTACTTTAGAAATCAGTAATTGCACTGGGCTTTTTAATAGGATTTATGCAGATGAAGGTATTACACAATTGCTATTTATGTCTGGTGAACCTTGTTTTGTAAGTTATCAGGATAGAAAAGGTAAGTATCAAGCACAACCTCATCAAGTTGTATTCTCTAAAGTTTAGAATCCATAAAACCTTCCAAAACGGAATGATGGTTTCTTGCTTACCATCATTCCACCTGCGCCTGGTTTTCCATAGTTGCGTCCACGGAGGCTCGGCAGCTCAGTACCATTTACCGTAAATTTACCGATTGGTATGCGTGAATCAAGGTTTGGTTCGTCGTAGTTACGTAGTTTTCGGTATTCACCAGCAGCTTTCGCACTTGCTACTCTTCTTCTATTTCTATCTTCAACCACCTCAGGATTAGACCTTTGTTGAAAAGCTCTTCTCGCAGCGTTATTTAGGCGGCGATCATCACCTTCGAGAAAGCGTGCATCTGCTGAATAAGTAGATTGTATTCTTGTCAAGGTCTAAATTACTGCCTGTTAATATTATAAAAGGACATAATCAAAGAATAGAATGTACGACGTAGCTACAAGTTTCCTCGAGAACTTTGCGGGAAGTAATCCTTACGTAAGAAGGTGCGTTACAGGTTGTGATACTAATGGTCAACTTCTTGATAATTACTATTCAGACGTTCCGATGTATGATCAATACAACAACGGAATTTCAACATGCGAACAAGGATACAACAGGGAGAATCTGGGGCTAACGGGGAACAACCAACCTGTCTTGATGTCTCCGGAAGCAATGGCAGATCAACAAGTGGCTCGGATGCCTGGAAGTCAAGCCTCAGTGGACAGGGGCTTTTACATCGGGAAGGAGATGGCTCCAGTGATACCGGGACAAGCTCCGGGGGCGAGGCCCGGTCTAACCGGTTACATACCGAGCATGGAGGAAGCTCTGGCGGCGGGAGCGACCAACGGAGTTACAGGCTCATTGATGATGGTGGAGATGGGTCCGGACGAGCAGATGATGCAGGAGTCAATGAAACGTCGTGGTTTGATCCGGTAGAAACTGACTGTCCTGGAGGAATATGCAGTGTTCCTTGGTCAACTAAAGATTCTATCGACAATGTAAACCATCCTCCGCATTATACAAATGCTGCAGATATCGAATGCATTGAAGCAATTGAAGCTCAGCTTACTGAAGAAGAATATAGAGGTTACCTGAAAGGTAATATTGCGAAATATATATGGAGAGAGAGGCATAAAGGGGGAGTTGAGTCTTTAAAGAAAGCAAACTGGTACTTGCAAAGACTCATTGAAATTTAAATTAAATCATAAAAAACTTTTAGTGTCTTCATCATCCTCGTCTAACTCATCCTGGATGATGTAAGTAGTCAGCTCTGAAAGCTCAATATCAGTAGGAATGTCGAATTGAATATCGACCTGCTCTTCTGCCATTAAAGCTTTCAGGGCATTCCACTCCATTAAACGTTGATGGTATAGGTTAAGCAATGCGATGATTAGCTCCTCTCGGTCTAAGGATTGTGCGTGTACTTCTGCTTTACGCATTGCGAATTGCATCTCCAAAGGAAGATGAAACTCTTTAGTCTCAGAACTATTTTCCATGTAACTCCTGCACTTTTCTTAATTTTACTCTAAAGCATAAAAGACATTCTCAATATCTTGGTGAAAAGGGAAAAAATGTTTAGTCCCTAATTCGAATTCATTTGCAAATTCGGATAAGACATAAGGATTTACACTTTGTTCAAATTTTCTAATAGCGTTGACTTGCGCAAGAGATGCCTCGTATTCTCTAAAAGCTTTTAATAAAATGTCAGGAGCTTTACAAAGGTAGCGCTCACAATTACTTAAAAATAAATCAGCTTCTTCACGTCTTCTCTCTAGTAATCCTCCGATTACTTTATGCTCTGCATCAAAGATCCAACGGTTAAATTCATGTACAACTTCAGAAAAATCTTCTCTCTCAATGGCGTCAACAATTGAGCTATATAAAAACGCATCCCATCCTACTGAATGTATAAAAGAAAGCAACGCATTATGCATACAAGAATCAATATCTAAATTAAGAGATTGAACTTGACCATCAATTACATCTAATTCTGAAAGCAAATACTCAAGAGCTTTTTTCTTAGAAACAAGATGTCCTTTTAGTACTGGTGATCCGTCTGGATAAAACTCAGAGCCATAACCAATCGTATAAGGAGCTGCTCCTGTTAAAGGATCAGGACATGCACGCTCATTAAAACCTTCGTACTTTTTTACAATACAAATAGCGGACGAAAAATCGTGCATGATAAACACAAATCTCAGCCAATTATAAACTATTTATTTACCTTGGCCTCGTAATTTTTTTCGCGTTCCTTTTGGTTTTGAATGTTTACCATTACCTTGTCTAGTTTTCTTAGGCTTTGCCTCTACGTATGTACCACCTTTTAACATTTAATGAGTGCATCTACAATGAGCATAACACTTATGCTACCATTTTTCGCGGTCAGCCCAGTATGCTGCAGACATTTTTCCTTTGGCAATATTTTTTCCATGCCGTGCTTTAAAAGAGGCACGTTTCTTTTGCATCTTTTCTGACTCACCAGCTTTTGGTTTACCCGCTGTTTTAGCACCTTGCTCACCAAAACGAATTAGTTTTTCTTTGCCGCCTTCTTTTGCTAGGACCATATGAGATTTGTTGGGATGATTAGGAGTTCTCACAGGCTTATTAGGCTTTAGCGAGTCCTTTGCTTTCTTTGCTGCTGATGCTGCTTTTAATCTTTTGTTAGACATAATTAGAATCCGAAACCTGGTAAACCACCAAAGCCACCGCCTCCTCCTCCTAATAAATCTCCTCCGAAGTCGGAGGTGAAATCATCTAAGAAGTTTTGACCTGAAGTTGATTTCTTAGTTTTAATTGTAGTATTATTACCAAAATCTGCAAAACTATTAGGTGATTGTATCGAAGGTGTATCAAGAAAACTTCCGATAGAACTCAAGGCCGCTTCTGGACTTGAAGTATTTAAACCTCCTAATATGTCGAAATCTCCAAATTCAGCCTTTACTTCTTCTTTGCTTTGCCCTGGGAAAAAAGTATCATAAAACTCATTCTCTGTTCCTTTAAAACCTGCTTGTTGAAATATACCAAATAGACCTGCTCCTTCTCGTCCGCTTTCTTTATCTATTTCCCTTTCAATATAATCCACTCCAAGTGTTTCTTGACTAATTTCTTCACCTGCCTCTGCAAGTGCTTTAATCCTTTCTCTTAAATTAGCAGCATCTTGACCTTGAATCGTACTGATAAGAATATTTTTAACTTCATCTAATTCTCCTTCTCCTCCTACAAGTCCGAGTTGCCTTCCAATTTCAGTGTTAGGGCCAACACCTGCATTATCTAAAACACCTTCAGCAAATTCATCGGGTGAAATAAAATTACCAAAGACACCGCCGCCTAGTACATCGCGTTCGTCAAGAAGACTAGGTATAAGCTCAAAATTTTTATACCTTTCAATACGATCCGGATCAATTGGATTATCAAAAGCAGCAAAGGTAATTGGAGCCCCGTCTAATAAAATTTCATTTCCATCAATATCCCTTCCGCCTCTGGTAATGTCGTATAAAGTTCTTGCAAAAGGCTCCTTTGGAATATCGTAAATTAAATTACCTTTATTGTCTTCAAAAGGTTGAGGGACAATACCTCGCACAAGAAGAGCATTAAGGTATTTAGGATCGCCTGACTTAGCCCGTTCAAATTGTTCTTTAAAAAAGTTTTTTTGAAACTCTAGCTTTCTTTCGTATCTTGAAGAATCTGCTGCTACTTGCTCTTTAACTGGACGATCAAAAAATGGATTTTCAAAAAATCTTGCATCAAAATTTGCATCTAATCCATCTACTGGCTTTAAGGCATCTAAAAAAGTTTTAGTCTGATCCAATGCTAAAACCTGCAAAGCATTTTTAGTAGACTGCGTCTGAAACGGAGTTTGCAGTTCTTCATCAACATCGATAAAATTTATAAACTCATTGATTGATTTAGACGCGTTAAATCTTGGGCGTAGATAATCATTAATAAAATCACGAGCAAATTGAGAATCAATATCTTTGTAATTAAAATCAGGGTTATTTGGATTGTCTATAGCCTTAATTTCATTATCTATTTTTTTAATACGGTCAAACTTATCTATTTTTTTTCCCCCAGGAACAAATTCTCTACCTGATATAGTAAATAAAATATCTCTGCCGCCAGGTAGTTCTTTTAAATACTCCACTAGGTCATCTGTTTTCTCAAAGCCAGTTTCTCTCAAAAACTCTCTGGTAAATTCACCAGAATCTTTATCAAAAACTTCGCCTTTTTTTTCTAAGGCTTGTGATCTAAACTCTTTTTTACTTCCATTTTTCGCATAAAAAGCTCTACCGAAATCAGCTTTTGATACTTGGCGGCCGTTTGCATTTGCTGATGAACCGAAGAAACCTTGGTTGTTTGTTTTACTTACTACTTCTTCATAGGCTTCTAAAACTTTAGGATTACTCTCTACATAAGCAATATAATCTTCTGGTTTTGGTTGAGCATTTTCTAAAATATCTTTTTCTAACTCAAGATCTGCGAATTTTTTTTCATAATCTTTTGCGTATTTTTCAATCAGATCTTTTTCAAAAAAGTTTTGCCAATTAACGATAGTGCTATTACCACCAAATTGTCCTAGAGCCCCTCCTAATGTTTTACTGATTTCATCTCTTACACCGGTTGGTAATAATCCTCCGGCATCGCCCAACAAGTCATTTGCTGCGTTACTTCCAAAATTACTAAATTGAGAACCTAATAAATTATTTGTTATATCAAATTGCTGTTCTTCTCTTTTTGCACGCTCCAGTCTATTAATAGTAGTTCGTAAAACATCTTCTGAAAGCCGACCAAATTGTTTAGTTTGTAATAGACCTTCTTCACCTAGTGCCGTAGTTACACTGTCTTCAGCCAATTCGTCTTTTTTATCAGCTCTAAACAGATTAATTGTTTGTTGAGTAACGGCAGGACCACCTTCAAAACCTAGCGGGTTGTCACCAACAAATTTTCCTTTACTTGCAAAAGCATTTGGCTCGCGATTTTGCGTAGCTCCATTGAATTGATAATCTCCGGCAGCAAACGTGTTGATATCTGGGAAAGTACCCAGGATATCTAAATTACCTTCTTCAACTGCTCGTTCATATTCAGCTTTGACTTCTGGATACTTTTCTAAATAAAATACAGGGTCAAAAAAATTGTCGGCTGAAACAGGTCCTGATGTAAGAGATACAGGCGAGTATCCAGGAACTTGTCTTATGTCAAAAGGCTTGACAACAAACTCTTTATAAAAGTTATCATAAGATTTAAGCAATGCATCTTTCTTTCCGTCAGATATTTTTAGATTATTAAGTAAAAAATTCTTTTTAGTAAGGTATTGATTTTGGGTATTTAAAGAAGTTCTAGCTTCTTGTACAACAAGATCTATCGCCGCATTAATTCTTCTTGCTACATTTAATTGTTTACCAGAATAATCGTTTTCATTAAGCCTATTAACAATAAATTTATCTTTTTTTGCATTGTACCTAAAAATCTCATCTGGCAGTTTTGCCTGATTCATTCCTCCCGTCTGTGTTTCTGGCTGTGTCTGTGTGCTATTCATTAAAAAAACTAAGCTATTTTTAATTCTATAGGATGGTTTATAAGGGAATAAATGTCAATAGTCTCTTGGTTTACCCATCTTTTAATTTCAACCAAACGTTCCTTACAAAAAAATTCTTGCTTTGTATACCACTGTTCCATATCATGACTGGCCTTGTTAGAATTACACCTTTGACAAGAAGGAAGTAAATTGCAACGACTGCTGGGACCAGACTTATATCGTGGGATTATGTGGTCAAGAGAAGTTGCGGAGGCACCGCAGTAAGCACATTTGTTATCCCACGCATCATATATTGATTCTCTAAAACGTCTCTTCGCTCGTTTAGGTGTTAACTCAATGAGAAGGGCAAGTGGATCCTGTTCATTGTTAAACATGCCTCTTGAGCAGTTATCTTATTCTAAGTCGACTTAATTCGTAAAATCGAATTTGACAAGCTTTAAAAAAACGATATCGTACTTATGTACAACTGCTGCGGTCGCAGTATGAAGAACTCTCAAACTTGGAAGACGGCGCAAAAAACCGTCAGTGAGCTTGGCATCGATAAGAAAACATTGTTTAAGTACAGAGACGACGGAACCTTGAAGCTTGGACCGCACTTCTTAGCTTTTTCTAACACTTACTCAAGGGACAGCTATCGCTGGAATGTGAATGCAGTTAAAAGGCAGCTAACAAGCAAGGGTTTGCTTGCAGCTTAAATAACAGCATTTTTTTCTATTTCTATGAGCCGCTATTAAAGTATCGACATTTAAATCGATCTTTCCGTTCTTTATAGCTCTTTCAAGTGATCTACAAAGAGTACTTAAACGGCCTTGAATATTTCTAGGCTGTTTTTTAAGTTCAAAAATTATTGCCCAATGAGGATGCATTGGTTTGATTGGTTTTTTCTTTCCTTGTAAAAGGACTGAGTTATCTGGACCCCAAGAAAAGTTTTTAAGCTGTGAAGGCTTTAAACCATAAGTAGCAATCATTCCATACAGCCACGCAAGGCTTTTGCTGCGTTCACCTCTATCTAAAGAAAAGAAATCATCAACTATGCGCTGATCTAGGGGTGCGCCCATTGTAAAAACCACAGGGGAGTAAGTTTTTAAAAGCTTGCGTCTAGTTTAACCCCTAGTAATTTATGCGGGGCCTCCGCCCGTTATAGTGGCTGCCCAAGCAGCCCCCATTGCACTGATGGTAGATGTTTCCCCTGAACCAAATGGTAGGTTGACTGTATCTCCAGCGTGGTATCGAGAAGGATTACCTGAAAGTTTTACAGGACTTCTACCAAATTCTCTTTTACTTAGTTGAGTTTCTGAAAGATCAACTCTCGTTTGAATTATATCTCCAAATCCAGGTGTATTAGACATTAGAAGGTCTGCCTCCTGAAGCAGGTACATAAGCTGAGCCGTCTTTATCATACATAGTAAAACCTTCTATCTTAATAAAATCTGCAGGAATATTAAGCAATTTCTGCATCATGCTCACCATGATTGGACTTTGAATGTTTAAAGGAGGAACATCCATATATGACAGGCCATACGTGGTTATATTTTCAAATGCTTTCTGTTGATCTCTGCGTGTATCATCAACTAATTTTTGTTCCCATGTTACCTGCTCACTGGTAAAGGCAGGGTAATCAGAAGGCTCAGGAGGAAATAAATCATCTGTATATTTCATAGCATAGATATGTTTGCAGTATCTATACTCATCTAACAAATGACTCCAAGTATCTTGAACCTGTATTAGTTGATTAGGTTCTCCTGCAGCTGCAGGAGGAATTGTATCGTAATCACCATATTTAACCATGCCCTCACTACGAGGTGCAGGGGCATCAGGGTTTTTAGGTAGGTCAGTACCTCTTAAATAAACATTTCCAAAGTCGCTAAAAACACCAGGGAAATCACGGTTTGTGTTCGATGGCTTGTTATTTATACCCGCAGAATTTACTGACTGATTATAAGGCAACTCATATCCAGAAGGAGCAACAATTGTTAGCGCTCTATCCTGTAAAGCTTCTTGCATAATTCTCTCATCAATTTCACCGGCTGTTGTTGTAACTTCATAACGCCCTGGTTTTAATGTTGCACATCTAGTTATAGGAAAGGTCGGACTTTTTCTCTTACCTAAAAATGTAGAAACATAATAGTATTGTCTACGTGTAAAATCTTGACAACTACAAGCATATTTAGATCCGTTAATAAAAAATCTTCCTACCTGAGGAGATCTCTGTGAAGGTGTGATTAAGACACTGTCAAATGTAGATTCAATAGAACCTTGCTTACGTAAAATTAATACGCCATTGTACGGTTCGATTGAATCCAATACCGCCGCTGTATACCCATACTTTATTCCTGTATCTGGATCAATTGTTTCTTTTGTAATAGGAATACCCGCTTGCGTTAGAACTCTATCTTCTAAAACATCTCCGTTTAAAGGAGTTAAGTTAGGTTGATTGCCAGGGGTTTCTATGAAGAGCGGAGGAGGCAGCGGATTATTCGCATCCCATGTTCCGTTTAATTGCACACGCCAGAAATTTCCTGAATCAGTAACAGATGCGATAGATAATTCTGTATTATTTTGATCAACTAAATTGTCAAATCTAAGACTTCCTGCAAGGATAGATCCGCACCAATGCATTCCCAACTCTTTGTTTTTAGTAGGAAATCCCCTAATCAGTCCTGCCATAAGTGGCGGATTATCGCCATTCTGTGTAGAACCGGAAGGAAGAGGTATTCGATAAGAGAAGGGATATTCAAATGCTGCATAAGCAAGATTAGAAGTTGCTAACTCGTAACCTCTTCTCCAGCGATTCCAAGACGCCTCTTTATTGCTTGAATAAAGTGAGTCTGCAACACTACCACCGAATTCGGAAACGATTGGAAAAGGACCTGCTTTTGCTTTACTTTGAGGTGGCTCCTTGAATCCAAAAGAATTGCCACGCGGTGACATGGCTAGAAGAAACCGCCCTGAGCAATGACCGTAACTCCAGGAGTGTAGCCTGAAGGATACGTGTTAGTTGGTAAAACACCCGCGTACAAGCGATCACCTTTTTCTAAATAAATGCCTCGCGCACGAACAGGCGTACCGCCTGACAAACCACTTGTATCGCCTGCTGCGGGAACGGGAGCGCTTAGTTGAGGTAGAACATCCGTGCAGTCAACGTCTTGTGAACCAGAAGGTAAGTACTTAGTAAAGAGCACAGCATAGTCACCGCTAGCAGGAATAGGATTAGTTGTTCCTCGAGTATGATAAAAGGTTATTGTTACACCGTATTGCGCATAAGTAAATTGTGACTCAAATGAAAATCCAGAAGCGATTAGTCCTGAATAATTTAAAGCTGTATTAACTCCCGTTAAAGTTGTTGAGCCCGTATATGTGTAATAACCTTTACCTGAAAACGGTGCTCCTCCTCCTGTTAATACTCCTGTTTCTTGAATAAATACTGTATTACCGCTTTCTAAAATAATTTCCGTTCCTGATGTTGTCGTATTTACAGTGTAGTCAGGAGGAATTTGATAATCGCTTCTTACAATCTTAACTGAATCCACAACCCCTCCACTGTTATTGTCGTCTGACAAAGCAGCATCCATATCGACAATCAATGCAGGCGCTTGGCCTCCTTGGACTTGTAACGTTTTATTAGCTGAGCTACCTGCAATTTGAGTAGTAAGTACTGAATGATCAATAAAAGGACGATCAATAAACAGGGGCTGCTTGTTGGTATTAGTTGAAGTCACTTTATTTTACTGAATAATTTTTATTTTACCAGAGCTATACGCCCAAAAAACTATTGGCGCTAAATCCTGGTATGGTTCCGTTTACTAAAGGCTTGGGTAAAGTTTGAGAAATCTTTGCAGCGAATAACGCATTAGGATTACTACGTAAAGTTGCAAAAGTTTCAAAGGCCGTTGTATCCATTGGACCATCTCTCATTTCAGCAAGATCAAAATCCATGCGCAGTTGGTTTAAGGCATCAACCTTACTCATGGCATCCGTTCCATATCTACTTGCTTGAGACCTATAAACTTCTCCTGGCAAAAAATCCTGATCCATGTATTCATAAAAACTATTCATTGAAGAAAACCTCCTAGTGGATTTAATACATTATTAATAAGTTGTTCTTTCAAACTATTTACAAATTGATCTCTTAAAGAGGTAGCTTTATTGTCAGTTTTACGATATTCAGCTGGATCATACCTTAGTTTAGATAACACTTGATCTACAGTCTGTCTTTGTGGCGCATTTGTACTCATCAATGATACATCTGTGTTAGAGCCATCAAACGGACCTAAAACTGTTTGGCTGTATTTATAAAGCTCTCCACCTGGTAAAAGACTAGCTGTTGTATTTGCGACAGTAGTATTGTTTGCGTCTGGCGCATTAATATTTGCATTTGGGTTGCCGCCAAGAATAGTTGCATAAGCTTTTTGTGGTCCCATACCAGTTTCAAAACCGCGCCCTCTCAGCCACCGTTCAACCGCAGGTAATTGTTCAGAAATTGTATAACTTTTATTCTTGATTTTTTCAGGGTCTAAGCCAGCCTCTCGTCTCTCCGGTCCACCAAATTGTATTAAGCCGTAGTAATTGCCTCCAGCTCCGCCCCAGATGTTTGGGTTGAATGATGATTCTTTCGCAATAATAGCGCCAAAAGAATAAGGATCTAAGCCTAATCTATCGGCCGTTGCTTTAATAGCTGCTTTGTCTGCTGCACTTAAATTCGCCATTACCCCGGTCCACCTGGCCTAAAGTTGTTTAATTGTTGAAGATACATTGCACGATCTTCTGGACTGAGTACTGACTCAAGGCTAGGCTCAGAACCCATGCCTTGTGACTGCTGCTGAACCATTCCATTACGGAAATAGTCATTAAAGGACTGAGCAGCACTCTGCTGGACTCCAACAGGGTTCTCCATATTGTAATTTCTGCCTTCCATCATCGGATTAGTCTCGTCATAAACAAGACCAGCCATCAGTGGATTAGGGGTCTTAGGAGTCAGCTGGTCACCATACAAAGCACGGCTAATTGCCATTCCCTGTTCTGCGGTATAGTTCACCATACGAGGACCACCTTCTCTGAAGAATGGATCTGCCTGCTGGGCTACCCTGGAAACTTCATTTTGATATGCGCGTCTCTCTAGTTCTTCTCGTGTAGGCAAGGGAGCTTCATATCTTGGTGGCGGCAAGGGAGCTTCATATCTTGGTGGCGGAGGGGCAAATCCACCACCACCACCTGGCTGAAAGTTACGTCCAGGTACGTTGGTTTCAAATGGATTTAGTTTGGCAGTTGCGTTCATTTCGTCACGTCTACGCCTTTCATCCGGAGTCAGTGATTTATAGCCAGCAGAACCTGGCGCAAATGTGCCGTCTGCCACTGAAGCAGGTGCTATTGCTTCAGTTCCAGCTAAGACAGCACCAGCTGTCAATCCAACAGGATTTAATAGTAACCGGTTTGCAAAACCAAGAGTTTTACCTGGGGCCAGTAGTGCTGCTTCCACTGCAGCACCTGTGTAATCTCCTTTTCTTATTTTATTTGCAACATCAACACCACCTAAAACTTGCAGTGCTCGGCCACCATATCCCAAGGTTTTTTGAAATAAGCTCGGAGATGATGTCTGTGATCCTACATAGGAGGGTGCAGTATTTGGTTGAAGAGTTCCCGTGTAAGGTGTATTATTCGGCCTTATTTCAACACTAGAAGGTCGAGTAATAGGCCTTGCAACAACACCGGTCTCTAAGCCTCCGCCTCCAGGACCCATGCGGCCTCCAATTCCTGCATCCCTTGGCGGAACTCTTACCCTTCCAGTAGCTTTAGTAGCTTTAGCAGCCTTGGGGGCTCGACTAAAAGCTCCGCCTAGTGCTCTCATCAGAAGTTTAGTTATCATGGCTAGCGGTAGTTAGCATTTAGGTAAACATTTGAACCTACAGCGTTATCTGCAGGACCTGGCAGGGCTTGGATGAACTCAGCACCTGAACGCTCATAGCGATAACGCGCTTGGAAGGGATCCTTGTAATTGGGAACGTATAAGATTGCGGCTAAGGCATTGGTCTCATACAGATAAATCTCATCCCATACTTTCAAGGATTCACGAGCATTGCTGGATGCAATTGTCCGGTCTACATCACCCTCGATCTTTTCGATACGAGTTGAAGGAGAGGTTGCAACTTCAGTCTTTCGCTCAGCTGTATCGCAACGACCTAAGTGATAAATGATCTTGCGATAAAAGAAAGAGTCAGGAATGGTGTTCATGGCCTCTTCAAGCCGTGCGTAATCACCCGCTGGTACAGACACCGTGAAGTAACCTAAATGATAACGTACACGGCTTTTATCAAAAGTAGATAACTGCACTGGTCGACCTCTTATATTCTTATTATATTAGGTTAAACCTTGAACTTAATAGAATATATCAGGAGACTGCTGATACATTGCAGGTGAAGAATTTACGTAGGAGCTAAGAAAATCATCTCCAGCAAATGGATTAATTGCTTGTTGTATTAGCTGCATCTTGAGATTATCCATGAGTGACTCTCGAGTCGTTTTTTCTATTTTTCTTTTTCCTCCTCTGCTATCTAGAAATCCCTGTGCGTAAGCTTGATAAATGTCTCTCTCGCGTTCTACTTCTGAATAAGGGCCTGGTGACAAGGGCGCGTTCGGATCCATGATCGGCGAAGTTGCCATGGTGTCATTC